GTTGCTGCTGGCCGTCACCCGGTCGCGGACCAGCGTGGTCGAGGCCGACAAGTAGCCCATGCCGACCTCCCACTCGGACCCGGACTGGCCCTGGATGACGTAGGTGAACGCCTGCTGCGTCCCGAAAGCGGTGTTGAAGTCCACCTTGCCCGCCGGCGCGGTGCCGGACAGGGTGAAGTTCCCCGTTCCGGTCGTGGTCGAGGTGTCCTGGACGCGATCGGAGAACGAGCCCATCAGGCAATCCTGATGAGGCCGTCGGTCGCGTCATTCGTCGGCATCGTCAACGTGAAGGTGCCGGCGGTGATCGACTGGCTGGAGAAGGTGTGGACGCTGACCGTCCGGTCGCCTTGCGACGAGTTGTAGATCTGCACGGCGTCGAAGGCGCCGGAGGACGTCAGGGCGACCCACTGGAAGGACGCCGAGGACGTCCAGTAGGCGGTCGTGCCGCTGGTCGTCGGGGCCACGGCGTTGGTGACGGTCACGCCGCCGGCGGTGTAGTTGCCCGTGGCCGCCAGTTCGCCCGTGGTGTTGTAGGTCGTGGTCGAGGCGTTGATCGTCGCCGTGACCAGGAACAGGGCGGCCTTGAAGGTGTCGGCCCCGGTCCCGGCGCGGACTACCGTCGTGCCGAGGGCGTGGATGCCTTGCAGGATCTCCCGCTTGAACGAGGTCGCCATCGCCTGTGTGTTCGCCATGTCAGCCTCCGAAGTCCGCGGCGACGCCCTCGGCGAGGACGCCCTTCTTCAGGGTGACGTGCGCCGACCGGTGGACGAGCTCGCCGTTGTAGCGGTACTCCACCCACTCGACGGTCTCGTCGGGGTCGTCGTGGCCGCCCGTGCGCTTGTGCAGGACGGCCTCATCCATCATGCCGAGCGTGGTCAGGATCATTCGTAGAAGACCGTGACCTGCGGGGAGCCGCCGCCGATGACGACGTAGAGGCCCTCGGTGAACCAGACGCCGCCCCGGTCGCCCGTGAAGCTGTACGAGCTGGGGACCGTCGGGGTCGTGGTGGCGATGATCGGCTTGGCGGTGGACGTGCCGGCCGTGTCGTACATCGCCACCGTCGGGGTGCCGGACGACGTGAACAGACCCTTCACGGAACCCGCGCCGACCTTGACGTTGGCCGTGGCGGTGAGTTGGCGGAAATTCGCGGCCATGAGGCGATCCTATGCTGTCGGGGCGGACTGTATGTCAGGAGGCGGCATCGTGTCCATAGGAGGCCCCTCCAGGGGCTCCTGAGGCTCCTCAGGCGGCTCGTGGTCCTCCTGCACCCCGGCCAGCAGATCGCCGCTGGTGATCATCCCGTGGACCGTGCCGACGACGATGTCCTGGATCTGCTCGGGGCTCATGCTGGCCTGGATGACGCTGAGGCGCTTGGTCTCGGCGTCGTAGGCGCGGATCTCGGCCTCCTGCTCCTTCACCTTCATCTCGCGCTCCTCGAAGGAGTGCTGGATGTTCTTCAACATGGCGGCCATCTGCTGCATCTCGGCGCCCTGCTGCTCCAGTTGCTGCTCGGCGGCCTGGAGCTCCGGCGGCTTGTCGTCCGGGGTCAGCAGCTTCGGGTCGATCATCTTCTTGAAGCGGGCGGCCATCTCCTGCGCGCCCGGCCAGTCCATGTTCTTGATGAACAGGTCACCGGCCACGGCCCAGAGCTGGGTGTTGGTCTGGAGCAGTTGCGCCATCGCCTCCAGGGCCTCCTGGCGCTTGGTCATGTAGGAGGGGCCGGTGGTGACCATGACGTCGTAGAGGCCGACGGCGGGGTTGTAGATCTTCTCCAGCACGACGCCGGCGGCGTCCATGATCGGCTTCACCGGCTCCTGCTGGTTCGGGTTGATCTTGACCATGCCGACCTCGCCGTCGAGGCCGATGATGCGGGCGACGCGCTCGGTGTCGTAGATCTTCGGGATCAGGTCGACGATCTGGCGGGTGATGTGCCGGATGGCGCGGGCCAGGTTGTCGACGTAGTGGTAGGTCCCGGTGTCGCCTTCCTTCTGGCGCGCCAGGATCGCCTTGCCGCTGCGCTCGTTGCCCTGCATCCCGAGGGAGGCGTCGAACTGCCCCGTGGTCCCCTTGATGTCCTCCGCAGCGCCTGCCTTGGCCTGTAGTAGGCCCGAGGAGGCCATCGGCGGTTGGGCGCGCTGGGGCAGGGGCAGGGCGCTGCCGGCCCCGTCCGTGACGTCCGGGTTGACCTCCAGATAGGGCCAGTTGGTGACGTTGGCGGTCTTCCACTGGTTCTCGTAGCCCTCGAACTGGCCGCCGTAGCCGATGAACGGCGCCTTGGGCGCCAGGGCCAGCATCTCGGCCTCCTGGGAAGCCCAGTAGTTGTACATCCGCTGCGCGTCCTTGGCGTTGCGGATGAGGCCGGAGACGACGATCTGGCCGTCGACCTCGAACTCGTTGCCGACGACGCGGACGACCGGGATCCACTGGCCGGCCCACTCGCGCTCCTCCAGCACCTCGTAGCCGTTGGTCTTGATCCACTTGACCGTCTTGACCTGCGCCGTGCGGCTCTTGAGAGGCTTCAGGAACATGGCCTTGGCCTGTTCGTTCTGCGGCGTTCCGTCGCGGGTCGTGATGTTGCCGGGCCACAGGTTCACCGTGACCTTCTCGTACTCGATGTGGAAGTACTCGGCGATGCGGACGGTCTCGTCGTCCAGCCAGGCGCTGCGCGCCGGGTCGCCGATGCCCTCGGACTGGAGCGAGGAGACCGGCTTGGCGTCGGGGAAGGACCGCTCGTACTCGTCGCGGGTCATGTCCTGCGTGATGAAGCACCACTGGGCGTCGGAGCCGCAGGGGTCCTGGATCGTCGGGTCCATGTAGACCGAGAACGAGTTGCGGACGCGGCCGATGCGGATGTCCTGATCGAAGGAGTCCGGCGAGCAGTATTCGGTCAGCAGGCGGATGTAGCCCTCGCCGAAGGTGACCTGGTTCTCGCAGGCGGTGTCGTAGGCCGAGTCGGCGTCGGACATGTACTCGATGTGCCGGATGATGCCGTCGAAGACCTCGGCCATCGCGATGTCGGCGTCGCCGTTGACCGGGATGACCTTGCCGGCCGGGCGGTTCTGCCGCTGGTCGTTGGTCACCTGCCGGACGTGGATGGGCAGCTTGTTGAGGGTCAGGCAGGGCCGGGCGCCGATGCCCTGGTCGTTGGTCCCTCGGGTGGCGAGCACCTCGTCGGGCCATTGCCACTTGTTGTCGGGCGACCCGGCCATGAAGCGCAGGTCCTCCAGCTCGCTGGTGCGGCTCTCCTGGTAGGCGCTGGTCGCCAGCGTCAGGCGGGAGCGCATGGTCGCGAGCATGTCCGCAGTCATCAGTTGCTCATCCAGCCGGCTGCGGCAGCCGAACCGCCGCCGCCGCGAACGTAGATGGGACGTGTGGGCCGGTCAACGGCCTCGCGGTGGCCCATCGGGAAGGCAAAGGTGACGGCGATGGCGTCGGCGGCGTCGGGGGAGGCGAGGCCGCGGGCCTTCATGTCCTTCTTGCTCTCCAGGAAGATGGCCCCGCGGCTGTCCGGTTTGCTCAGCGGGCCGATCATGTCCATCTTCAGGCGCCGCTCGTCGGGGATGGACGCCGTGCGCAGCCAGTCCTTCATCGCGCCCCACATCTCGGCCCGCTTGTTGCCGTACATGAGCGGCTTGGCGGCCTTGTTGCCGAAATTGACTCCGCGGACCTTGTACCGCTGCTCCTTCAGCCGATCGACGACGCCCGCGCCCAGTCCGCCCTCGTCGATGACGACCAGGGCGGGCTGGTACTGTTCCATGGCCTCGATGACGTGACCGACCGTCTCCATGGTGTCCGAGCCCTTGCGGCGCTGGATGGCGACGATATCCCGGCCCTGGCGCACGGCGATGACCGTGGAGTCCGAGCCGAACCGGGCAGGATCCACGCCGATGACTACTGGGGCGCTGTCGTCGCGGTAGCGGGGGCGCTTCATGGCCTCGTCGACCAGCGAGACGCCGATGAACTGGTCATCACCCTCGTTGGGGAACTCCCCGTAGACCTCGACGCAGGCCTGGATGCTGTCAGGGCCATATTCTTCGATGATCTGGGCGTAAACGCGGGGGTCCGTACCTTCTACCGTGCGCGCATCGACCTGTTTGTTGCGCCAGAAGTCCCTTTTGGCGTTGAAAGTCTCGTAAAAGTAGCCGGTGTTCCGGCGGGGGTTCGAGAAGGCCAAATGGAAGCGATTTGGTGTGTTTTCGGTGAAAAACCCCTGGCTGACGTCCCAAATCGAGTCGTGGATGCCGCTGGCCTCGTCGAAAATGAGCATCACCCCGTCGTGGTTGTGGACGCCGGCGTAGGCGTCGGGGTCCTCGGCGCTCCACCGGCGCCCTTCGGAGCCCCAATCCCGGGTCCCTTTGCGCATCTCCTGCTCGACGATCTCCGTCAGCCACTTGGCCGGCATGATCCTGGTCGCGGAGACCTCGAACCAGTGGCTGTTGATCGCCATGGAGAGCCATTTGGTCATTTCGGCCCAGGTGATGGCGCGGATCTGGGTCTCCGAGTTGGCCGAGACGATGACCGAGGCGCCGATGCGCGTCGATCGCATCCAGTGGTCCAGCCAACTGACCAGGGCCGACTTGCCGATACCGCGGCCGGAGGCGACGGACATGCGGAAGACGTCGAAGTCGGTGGTGTTCCTGTTGGTGCGGATGTGGTCGCGGAGTGTGGTGAGCACCTCGCGCTGCCACTTCCGCGGTCCGTCGAAGTTGGCGAGGGGGGTGCCCTGTTCGCCCCACGGGTAGACCGTCATGACGAAGCGCAGTGGGTCGTCGCGCAGGGCGGGGTCCCACAACCGCGCCATGAGCTCCATTTCTTCGTCGGCGCTATACCTCGGAAGCTGCATGCTGGGTGTCCTCGAACTCGGCCTCTACGATGTCAGGCTCGCAGAACGCGATGGCGCGGCGCTCGGCGCGTTCGAGGGCGCCTATGACGCTGATGCGCTCGTCGACGGACACTTCGATGCTCTGCTTGGCGACCCAGTCGTGGCGGTGCTTGAGGAAGTCGAGGGCCACCTTGGCGTCGCCGGCGCGGATGGCGTTGTTGATGGTCGTGGCGGCCTCGAACTCGCTATCCGCCCGGCCCTTGGTCACGGCGATCTCGACGGCGGGGTCGAACTCGTTCAGCCGCCGGTACTCGACGGGCAGCAGGCCCGCCGCCAGGGCCAGGCTGTCACCCTTCAGGCCCATCCGTGAGGCCTGGTAGAGGCGCTCCAGCCGGTCCTCGGTGGCGCGGATCTGACGCGGCTCGAACGGGAGCGAGTGGAAGGTCATGGACCTACGCAGTAAGTCCCTTGATCGCCCACATGATCGCATCCTCCAGATGGGTCATGGCGAGGCTCTGCGCGCGGCCGGCGGGCGTCTGGATGATGAGTCTTTCAAGGTCCACCGCCGCCGCCTTGATGGCGTCGTGCAGGGCCTTTTCTTCCGCCGTCAGCGGTCGGTAAGTCGGGCGGAACCGGCTCACGGCGTGGGTTGGGTCCATCGACTGGCGGGCGTCGGGTTGGCCCGCGAAGACGTGTTCCGTGCGATCAGACATGTGCAGTCTCCTGTTGGTGGAAGCCTTACAGAAAAAAATTTTGTTCGCAAGGGCTGCTGTCACAGTGACCCGACGCCCGGCCCCCTCCCCCCAGGGGTCTCCGAGGGCCTACCACCACGCCAGACCAGCACCTGGCCCGCGGCCCCCGCCTGTCACCATCAACCACCTACTTGCGAACCATTAGCATCTATCAGCCTCTCAACGTATGGCTAGACGCCATACGTCAGGGGATGGGGGGCTGTCAAGTGACGCCAGGCGGCCGAGGAGTTGTGGCAGCGTGGTCCTGTTTGTGGTCTCTCCGTGGCAAGCGGCAAACCCTTACGTGGCAAGGGTTTGCGGGCGTGGTCATGGAAAAGGGGCCGCAGAGCCTATAATAATACACACACATATTAGATATATCTAACTTTTTCAGGCCTAAAAATATACATATCCAGTTGCCACACTCGCAAACCCAAGCCCTATAATCCCTCGCTCGTTTGCCACGCGGAGGACACATCAATG